CTCCAGTTGTTTAATATGTTATCAGGTCTTTCCCATTTACCAGATTCATCGTGTACTAACAGTTTTAGTTTTTCACCATCATAGCTGTTGTCACCTGTATTTTTCCAGTCAATAGTAGTATCAAGTCCTACAACTTCTTCTGCGGTTTCACCTTGATCAAGCTTACGTCTGGTAAGCTTCGACGCGGGGACTCTATAAGCAAGTTCCGTTTTTGGTCGGTCCATACCGTCTTGTATGGGTCGAAAGAAGAACGGATAGTTGATAGAGATCGGTACGACTTTGTCGGTGAACATTTTTTTAGCATCAGCCCCTGACTTTGATAATATACCAAATCTTGCATCGCTTGATATCGTAGCGAGGTTGACTGTTTCACCCGATGCCATGAATGAAAAACCAGACCTTCTGTTTTTGAGGTAACACATCCCATAGCATCTTCGGTCTGCTTTACAAGCTTCCCAGAATATAAAGAATAATCTGTTTGACTCCCTAAAGTCTGCTGCCCCAACGTCAATTTTAGACCACTGCAAGTACATGTAGTGAGTGCCAGTAAGATAAGTAGCAACGCCTTTATTGTTGAACCAATAACCTTCGTCACGCCGTTTAAACTCTTCGTCAATATACCCATACCATCTTTCTTTGAAGTGCTCTGGGTATTTATTCCACTCAAATACACTTTTTATTTTATTTAATTCTTTAGGATATTCTTCTCTAGACCATTTGTCTTTATCCTTATTTATTTTACCTTTAAAAGGCGGTAAACCTATTTTAAGGTTTTGTATTTTGTATATCTCACCTATTTGACCGGTTTTACTTATAACAACTATATCATACTCTTTGTTATAACCATACTCCCACTTTTTGCTTTTGTTATTTTTTTTAAGCACATGAGGTTTTATATGATCTGTAAGTACAGTAAATAAATTTTGTTCGTACATTACTTAGATCTACCTTCTGCAAAACCTTGAAAAGATTTTTGTTTGTTATTACTTGATTTATCTTCAAGCATGTTTTCTTCTTCTTCGATACGGTTAAGTATTTCGAAAGCGTCGAATATAGCTAGCTTTTTTGTAGCAGCTGCGTTCTTAAGTCTATCAGCAGATATATCATCATCTGAATCAACTATAGGTTCTTTAGCTACCTTTATTAATTCCTCAACTGCTCTTCGCCCAGCTTGGATTATATTCTTCTTCGTTTCCTTTGAACTCATACTTAACTAAAATATCATTTGATTGCATACAGTATAGTCTTTGTTTGTTAACAACAAACTCAAACTCTCTATTAGATTTAAACCCAACAAGATCACCTTCGTTTATACCTAAAGTTTTTAAGGTTTTATTACCTATCTTTACTATACCTTTATTTTTTACTTCTGGTTCTTGTGACCAGTCGTCTGTATTTTTTATTGGCATTATAAAACAATGTTCACCTAAAGGTTTCCACTGGTATATATTCTTGTAAAGATATATTTGATCTAATTGGCATAGGTATTGATTATCGTTTAGCGTTTTGCTACTATCAACCTCTTTACCTTTTTGGTTATAATATCTTCTAAATACGTTGTGATGTATTATAACCTCGTCACCTTCTTCTATTGGTGTTGAATAAGCTGATGGTGTAGAAATAACTATAGCTTTTCTACTTATTAACTTAAAGTTTTCTATACTAGAATTAACTATAAGTTTATTACCATTTATATCAACTTCATTGTCATACCTACTTTCAACAGGCGTGACTATAAAATCAAAAACACTTCTCATTAATATTCTAAATCATATTCAACAGATACCGCCATGTTAGAATTAAACTTCTTCCATGGCAATACCTCGTTGTTTTTCTTTATAAATATGTTATAAGAAGCATCTTTATCTTCAAACAAAATATGCGATATCTCGTGCCCGCCATATACTTGCTGGCCAACAGCGTAATGCATCGCATCGTTTTTGTAATCAGAACCAATACTGATTTTTCTTATAACAGTACTCATTAGTCTTCTGACTTAACTACAGCTAGTTCACCTTCGTCTTCCTTTTCGATTTCAGTGTACGTACCATCTTCTAAATTAATATTAATAGCTCCGTATGTTTCTTCTAGTTGTTTTTTAGTATCTTCGATACCTTCGTTAATACCAGCGATCTTATGAAGCAGTGAATGTTTGTTTGCTTCTAACTGACCGATCTGATTTACAACAGTACTTAACTCTGATTGTTGTTCTTTAATAGTTTTAAGCTCTTCAGCTGTAATTGAATTTGACATTTAATTTAATTTAAGTTATTTAACTTTACTTATTATTACTTATTTTTTTACCTTTTTCCCACGTACGACCCACAAAATAAGCTCCATACACAGTTATTAATAGTGACTGGAATATAGGTATATAATCCTCTGCTATTGAAAACTCTCCTATATTACCATCGAAAAATGCTAATACAGAAAATATAAAGGTAAGGTATATAAGAACCATTGGTCTTATATTTTTAGACAAGAAGGAATCGGACTTCATATCCGACTCCCATCTAGCTGTTACCTGATCTTGAGCATCTTTATCCGCTTGCTCTAGCAGCTCTTCAACTTTTAGTTTAGCCTCGAGTCTTTCTTCATCTGTAGTTACTAGATCATCTATTACTTGACCTATATCTTTAATGAGACCTCCAGTTATAAATTGAAGAATTTTTTTCATTTATTTTATTATTCGCCTTTAAGCTTTGTGGTGTATTTCTTTTTCGGCTCTTCTCCAACATTATAAGTAAATTCTTTTACACCAGCTTTTCTTGCAGTTGCAAAAGCTTTTTCAAACTCTTTTCTGCGGCCACCTTTTTTATCTACAAGTCCAGATCCAATATTAAAATCCATAGTAGTTGGTTTTTTATTTGTATCAGTTTCTTTAGCAGGAGAACCGTGATCCATTTTATACGGAGACATTTGACTAATACCTCTATTATCAATTGGCATATCTTGCATTAAGTTACTTTTTTCTTGACTTATAGATTCCATGTAAGCCATAGATCCTTCAGCCATAAGACCAGCAGGTTTTCCTTTGCTATCGTACATTTTAATACACGATGATTTTTTCATTGGTGATCCATAGTTTAACGGACCGCTTTCAACGCTTGGCGTTACCGTATCTTTGTAAGAAAATGTTTTACCTACTTTTGCCGCCGCTTTTTTTCTCCGTGCTATATTTTCAGAACGAATAGCGTTTGCTTTCATATCTCTTTGTTCTATAGCAGCTTGTTGTTTGAGTCGAACCATTTCTCTTCTAGCCCTAAGCTCTTGTGCTTTTTTTAAATCTGACATTTGTTTTATTTTGTTTTATTATAAGCTTCTTTTTCCCATGGTAAGTTTTTAGCTCCTTCTTTAATACTCGAGCGAGGTATTACCTTACCTTTCCAATATACGTTTTTATTATCATAATCTAAATCACCTCTACGCATTTGGTCTATATGTATCATTTCGTGATCAATAACCTTTTGTATTTTATCACACGGTACATCTTTATTTATAATAATCGTACCGTTATTATTAGCTTTACCTAACACACCGTCCTCCATATCTACATGATAAACAGGAGTATTGTCTATTGAAAATGGTGGTGTTAATTTAAAAGCCATATTATTTGTTGTAAGGTATTTTATCGTTAAACCAAGCTTGTCTAGCAGAGCAACCACAAGGAATATTTAATCCCTCTGAAAGCTTATCAACTACAGTTTTAATACCTGTAGCCTTAGTAAACTTCGCTATATCGTCTCCTAATCCTCTTGATTTCATTACCATTTAACTTTGTCAGCCCAGTATGCGGCAGACATTTTTCCTTTTTTAATGTTCTTAGCGTGACGAGCTTTAAAACTAGCTCTACGCGCTTTAGACTTAGCGTCTGTTTTTTTACCAGCTGTGCTAACACCTTGTTGACCAAATCGTATAATTTTTTCTAAACCACCTTCGCAAGCTTTTACAATGTGCGATTTAGTTTTATGGTCTGGCGTCCGCCGAGGTTTGTTACACTTAAGTGTTTTCTTATCAGTTGCCATATGTCCAAATTACATTAGGTGATTTATCATCGTCTATATCAGCGTGAATAAAAGTATCACCAATACCTATACGGTCTACACCGTGTTCTAATAATTCTCTAATTAAAGAGAAACGTTCTTTACTTTTACTGCAAGCTATATCTACAGCAAGTCCTTTTAAATGAGATGACTTACTTGTTCCACCTACAGCTTCGTTATGTGAAGGCGTTCGGTAACCAGATGTTATACGTAAAGGCGCGCCTAGCTCTTCTCTTATACTATCTAATATGCTTATAAGCTTTTTACTCATCATCTGCCCGCTACCTTGTACGTCAGGCGAATCGAACTCTTCGTAAGTAAAATACTTAAACATTATTTTTTCTTTTTAAGCTGAATCCATTTAGACAAAGTGTAACCAATAGTTACAATCAAAAGTAATACTTTTAAACTCATTTCTATTTGTGCAAATGTAGTTACACCGAGTGTGGTTGTATTAATAGCGTATAATTTTAAATCGTTAAGACTCATCTTAAAATCCTTTAGCTCGTTGGGTTATTGGCCCTTGTAGGCTATACGATTTGCAAGGATATTTTTTAACATGCATACCTGTAATGCCAGAGCTACTACCTTTACCCATTGGAAAACCGCTAGTATCTAGTGGTCCGTCCCAAACGTGCGACTCACCTACCTGACCTTCTAATGTAGGTTTGCCTAGTAATTTACTTATATTGTGATCCATAATTATTTTATTATTCGTTTTCGTCTTTTTCTCCTTTTTTCTTTTCAATAAGTTTTTCAGCAATCTGACCAAAAGCTTCAGCCGCTTTACTAGCTACATAACCGTGAGAATCATCTATAACTGTTTTAGGATTTTCATAACTAGCAGCCGGTGAATTATCTTCAGCTTTTAAACCTTCGTATATAGCTGTGTTACCACCTTCGTATACTTCGCTACCCGGGCCAAATGCTTTTTCTTGCTTAGCGCTCATCTGCGTAACAGAACCTGAGTTGGGCATAGACACTTGTCTTTCAAAACCAGACCCAAAAGCAGTTTGCGCCATGCCTTGAGTTTGTTCACTAAACACAGGTTTAGCATTACCCATCATATTAGCTGGAGTAATTTGAAATGTTTTACCTTCAAAAGGATTCGTTGGGTCCATAGTGCCGCCGCTCATTGCTGCTCCTGCGGACATATCAGCTGTAGGCGCTACAGGTGTTGGCGCTACTGGTGCTTGCGCGGGGTTTTGGTCTAGTATTCCTTGAGCTACTTTACCGAAAATCCCACCTTTTTGAGTGAGTCTTTCATACATACCTCTATTAAAATCACCACCAGCAGAAGCTTTTCTTCCAAGCGCGCCACTTACCGCACCCGCTATACCTCCTAAAAATTTATTTGGTGAATCGTTTTTCATTTGTTGATTACTACCATCTACACTAGTGTCAATGGATTTTTTAGTTTTATTTTCTTGTCTTTCTTTAGCTTTAGCTGTTTTTTTAGCTTGTCTAGCCTTAACTCTTTCAGCACCTTCTGTTTGTCTTTCAATACGTCTTTCCTGTCTACCTTCTAGTCTAGCAGCTCTTTTTAAATTACCTCTAGACTTAGCTGTTCGTATTTTAGAATCTAAATCTGGACTAGCACCTTCTTTTAAAGTTCTTGGT